CGAGCTCACAAGCCGCAACTACGAGGACAAGGACGGCAACCACCGCAAGGCCACCGAGATCACCGTCTCCTCTGTCCACTTCTGCGACAGCAAGAAGGACGGGGCAGGCGCCGGCCATCAGGACACCGGCGGCGACTTCGCCGACTACCCGGACAGCTCCGGCGACTTCACCGAGGTGGACGACAATGGGGACTTGCCATTCTGAACGACCGCCGGGCGACCGGCGGCCGACCGAAAACGAGCCAAAGACACGCGACCGCATAGAAGGAGGTGACGACCGTGGCATGGCTTCAAGTGCACCAAACACTCAAAGACCACCGCAAGCTCTTTGACGCAGCCGACGAGCTCGAGATCACCCCGCCGCACATGATGGGGCTGCTCGTGTCCTTCTGGCTGTGGGCCCTCGACAACGCCCCCAAGGGAGACCTCGCCGGCATCACCCCGCGCATGATCGCCCGGGCGGCACAGTGGGACGGAGAGCCCGAAAAGCTGGCCGAGACGCTGATCCGGGCCGGATGGATCGACGAAAACGAGGACGGCGCCCTCGAGATCCACGACTGGTACGAGTACGCCGGCAAGCTGATCGACCAACGGCAGGCCGAGAAAGAACGGTCGGCCCGCCGCCGTGCTGCCGCCGCTTCGTCCTCGGACGATACGCAGGACGACCAGACGCCGACCGCCGGACAACCGCCGGACGCCACGCCAACGACCGGCGGCAAGAGTAGAGTAGACCAGAGTAGAGAAAAGAAAGGGAGAGTAACACCCCCTACCCCCTCAGCCGAGGGGGATGGCGCGGGGAAGAAGTCGCCCATCGAAGTCAGGTTTGACGAGTTCTGGAACGCCTACCCCAAGAAAGTCGGCAAGCAGTACGCCCTCAAGGCGTGGAGGAAGATCAAGCCGACGGCCGAGCTGCATGAGGCCATCATGCAGGCCGTCAACGCTCAGAAGCACTCCGAACAGTGGCGCCGGGATAATGGCCGCTTTATCCCCAACCCGGCCACATGGCTCAACGGCGGCTACTGGGAGAACGGCGAGGAGGTGAGCACGGATGCAGTCGATCAGCGAGATCCTCAGCATGGGCCCGAGACCGGCCGAGACTGGGGCAAGGGCTTCAAGCCGGCAGACGATGACGAGTGACGAGCCTGAAGATCGCTGGATCTGGAGCAACGACGAGCGCGTCGCCGGCCTGCCGGGCACCCCTGAGCCCGTCCGCTGCGAGTTCTGCGGGGCCATGAGATACCACAAGGGCTTCAAGTTCGGCGACCGCATCATCTGGCCGCCCTACGGCGCCGAGCGTTGCACCTGCCCGCAGGCCGTGAAAGCCTACGAGGAGGAAAAGGCCGCCAAGGCCGCCGAGGAGGAGGCAAAGCAGAAGGCCGAAGCCGAGCGCAAAATGCGGGAGCGCATCAGCCGCATCGTCGGCGAGTCTGGCATGGGCGACCGCTTCCTGCGGCGCACCTTCGACACCTTCCAGATCACCGACGACAACCGGCGCGCAGCCGCAGCGGCCCGCAGGTATGCCGACAGCTTCGACAGCCTGCTCCCCCGGCCCGGGGCTCCCGAGCCCGGCCGCAACGGCCTGTTCATCGCAGGCCCGCCGGGCACCGGCAAGACACACCTCGCCGCAGCCATCGCCAACCACCTGATCGCGCAGGGCCGGCCGGTCGTCTGCATGACCATGATCGACCTACTGGAGCGCATCAAGCGCACATTCTCCAAGCGCGACACCGACGAGGGCAGCGTGCTGAAGATCTACAAGACCGTCCCGCTCCTCGTCATCGACGACATCGGCAAGGAGCCGCCGACCGAGTGGGCGATCTCCACGGTCTACAACATCATCAACGGCCGCTATGAGGCATACCTGCCGACCATAGTGACCACCAACTACGACACCGAGGCCCTGATCGGGCGCATGACCCCGCGGGAGACGCGGGACGACATGACCGCCCGGGCCACCATCGACCGGCTCATGGAGATGTGCAGGGCAATCACCCTCACCGGCCAGAGCTGGCGCCAGAGATAGGAGGACACGACCACATGAAAAAGGTTTACATCTGCTCCCCCTGCCGCGGGGACTACGAGAACAACATCCAGCGGGCCAAGGAGTTCAGCCGGGCCGCCGTGGAGCGCGGCTGCATCCCCATCACCCCGCACATCTACCTCACGCAGTTCATGGACGACACCAACCCGGCCGAGCGCGAGGCCGCCCTCAAGATGGGCCGCGAGCTGGTGCTGATGTGCGACGAGCTGTGGGCCTTCGGCCTCGACTGCCCGACCGCCGGCATGGCCGCCGAGATCGAGCTGGCCCGGGAGCGCGGGATCCCCGTGCTCAACGGCTTCAAGGCCATCAGCGAGATCCCCGAGACCGAGAAGCAGGACGAGGATCCGCAGGACGCCGGCAGCGTCATCATCCGGGTGCCGGCCTTCCGAGCGATGGCCCGCTGCAACGAGCACCTCAACCACGGGCCCATCAGCGTCGAGCTGGACGGCCGGATCATCTTCGACCTCGCTAAGCGTCTGAAGGAAAACCCGGGCAGCCGGCTCGAGATCGGCGGGATTGCCATGGCAGACAACCCCAAGAAAAACGCCGAGGGCTACAACGATCCGACGCCCTACGAGGCCGAGAAACACATCCGGGCGCAGATCCGCGGCAAGCAGGCCCGGCTCGCCGGCAGCTACTTCGAGGCGATGATCTCCGGCTCCTGCGACTACTACCTCGACCGGGGGCTCGCCAAGATTGAAAAGACGCCGGAGCCTATGAAACCCCTCGGGCCGAAAAACTACAAGGGCCAGTTCCTCGCCTGCTACACCAAGCAGGCCCAGCCGGACTACAAGGGCACACTCAAGGGCGGCCGGGCCGTCGTGTTCGAGGCCAAGCACACCGACGACGACCGCATCGAGTACAGCCGCCTGACCAAGGAGCAACGGGACGACCTCGAACACCACCACAAGCTCGGTGCCGTCGCCTTCGTCCTCGTCTCCATGAGCCTGACCGAGTGCTTCCGCGTGCCGTGGCCCGTCTGGAGGGATATGGCCGCCACCTACGGCCGCAAGTACATGACCCGCGACGAGCTGAAGCCCTACAAGGTGCCGGTCGTGGCCGGCTTCGTGAAGTTCCTCGACAAGCTGCCGCCGGAGGCTATCACCGTGAAAGACCTGAGCCCCGAGGAGCTCGAGCGCGTGAAGCAGGCGATCCGAGAAAATCCGACCGCCATCATCACCGGGGAGGTGAAACTGTGATCCCGTTCCCTGACAAGAAGTACAGCATCATCTACGCCGACCCGCCGTGGAGCTACCAGAACAGGGGCACCCGGGCGGCCGCCTCGAAGCACTACGGCACCATGACCATCGACCAGCTCAAGAAAATGGGCGTCGGAGCTGCGGGGGGGGGTATTGCTAACAGCGACTGCGCCCTCTTTATGTGGGCGACCTTCCCCATGCTGCGAGAAGCCCTCGAGGTGATCGAGGCGTGGGGCTTCACCTACAAGACCGTCGCCTTCAACTGGGTAAAACAGAACAAGACCGGCGCCGGCCTGTTTTGGGGCCTCGGCAACTGGACGCGCAGCAACTCGGAGATCTGCCTGCTCGCCGTGAAGGGCAAGCCGAGACGCATGAGCGCCAGCGTGCACAGCGTCATCCTCTCGCCCGTCCAGCAGCACAGCCGCAAGCCGGCCGAGGCCCGTGACAGGATCGTCGAGCTGATGGGCGACCTGCCCCGGATCGAGCTTTTCGCCCGAGAGGCGGCTCCCGGATGGGACGCATGGGGAAATGAGGCCCCAACACCCGGTGCAAGAAAGGAGGAAACCGATGGACAGAACGACCCGGGAGACCCGGCGCCAGAGCTATGACGCCGTGCTCCCCAAGAGGGAGAAACGCTGCCGGCTGATCCTCGAGACCCTCGGGGTCCGGGAGATGACCGCCAGCGAGATCACCGAGGAGCTCGTCGCCGCCGGCGAGATCCCATACTTCAACCGCAACTATGTGGCCCCACGCCTCACCGAGATGAAGCAGATGGGGATCCTCAAGACGGTCGGCCGCAGGAAGGCCACCCGCTCGGACGCCACCGAGGCCGTGTGGGCCCGGGCACATACCGCAGCGGCAGACCAGCCAGCGGCCGCGCCGGCCGACAATCCCGCCACCGGGCCGGAGCAGATGACGCTCCTCGGCCCCGGGGCCTGACAGAAAGGAGAGCAACCCCATGAACGAAAACCGCGACAGCATCATGCGCATGGCCCGCGGCGCCTTCGAGGAGCGCGTCGACTATGAGATGGACAAGGTGATCCAGAACATCCTCGACCCCAACACCAAGGCCACCGCCAAGCGCAAGATCACCCTCACCATCGAGCTGACGCCCGACGACGAGCGCCGGCAGATCCAAGTCTCGGTGACGGCCAAGAGCACCCTCGCCGCCACCAACCCGGTCGCCACCTCGCTCTATGTCACCGGCGACAGCAACGGCGAGCTCGTCGTGGCCGAGATGGTGCCGCAGGTGCCCGGACAACTGAACATGGACGGGACGCAGCAGGAGCAGCCGAAGCTCCTCAAGCTCGTCACTCACGCATAACCGCATAAATATTCATAAACAAGGAGGACAACATCATGCTCGCCAAAATGATCGACAAAATCGTCAGCCTGAAGGAGACCAAGATCTTCGAGATTGACGGCCAGACCTACGCCGACGCATCACTCACCCGCATCCCGCCCCACGTCGACCGCCCCGACTCCATCAGTGTCAGCGGCCTCGATAGCATCTGCAAGCTGATCCGCACCGAGCTCGAGAAGGTCGGCACGACCATCATGGTGCAGGTCAAGAGCAACGACACCGTCGAGGTGATGACCACCTATCTGAGCGACTT